GCCGATACCGACGCGGAAGCGATTGCACTCGTGCGCGAGCACGGTTCTATTCGTAAAGCGGCTGCGGCCACGGGCATTCCATACACCACTCTGCGAGCGCGCCACGAGCGTGGCGTTCGCACGGAAGGCGTGTCGGAAACTGTGAAAAACGAAATCGAATATCCGGAATTGCCGGAAAGCGAGCTTCCGGTCGAGCAGATCATCGACTACGCGACGAAGAATTTCGTCACGAAGCTGGCCGCGCGCGACGCTCGCCGCTGGATGGAAATCAAGGTCAAGTCCAACCAGCCGATCGGCATCTGCTTCATGGGCGACCCGCACGTCGACAGCACCGGCTGCAACTGGCCGCTGCTCCGCGAACACATTCGCATTCTGAAAGAAACGCCAGGCATGTACGCCATCGGCGGCAACGACGTGACCGACAACTGGATTGGTCGCCTCATGCGGCTTTACGCCGACTCCAAGATGTCGAAGAAGCAGGCGTGGAAGGTCGTCAAATGGCTCTTCCAAGACAGCGGCATCCGCTGGCTGGCGCTGGTGATGGGCAACCACGACGTATGGGGCGACGGCGAATATCTGTTCAAGGCCGCGGCGCCGGCGAAAGTGCCCGTCGAAGACTGGCAGGCCCGCTTTCAGCTTGTGTTTCCGAACAGCAAGCGCGTGCGCGTGAACATGGCGCACGACTTCAAAGGGCATTCGCAGTGGAACCACCTTCACGGCGCGCAGAAAGCGGCGTTGCTCGATGAAGAGGCGGACATCTACGCATGTGCGCATCGACACTGTTGGGCGATGCACGAAGAAGAAAACGCACAACGCGGTTTCGTCTATCACCTGATCCGTTCGCGCGGATACAAATACATCGACAGCTATGCCGATCACGGCATGTTTGGTCATCAGAAGTTCGGCGCTTCGATTACCGCAGTCATAGACCCGAGCGGCGCCGGCCCCAAGAAAATCCGGTGCTTCCCTGACGTCGGCGAAGCCGCGGAATTCCTTACGTGGAAGCGAAGCAAGAACTAAGCGGCAAAGAACTTCAGCTCAAGGCTGTCCGGCGCCTCATTGCGACACGCGAGGCGAAGGATAGCCTTTTGCGCTTTCTGCAACTCACGATGCCGGACTCGATTGATCCGGACGATGCGGAGAAATCGCGCTACACCGTGACGCCGCAGGCAAAGCTGCTTTGCGAAATCATGGAAAAGGTCGAACGCGGCGAAGAGAAGCGCGTGGCCGTCTCGATCGGCCCGCAGTTCGGCAAGTCGCAGATTATCTCGCGCGCGGCACCCGCGTGGTCGATAGGCCGCAATCCGTACATCAACCAGATTCTCGGCTCGTATAATCAGGACTTCGCGAATGAGTTCGGCTTCGAAGTCCGCAACATCATCAACTCGCCGGTCTATCGCCAAGTCTTTCCGAGCGTCGAGTTGATGAAGGGCGGCGAAGCCAAAGACTTGCTGATGACGACGCACGGCGGCAAGAACGCATTCGTCGGCGTCGGCGGCTCCGGCACGGGTAAGCCTGCCGACCGCTTCACCGTCGACGATCCGTACCGCAACAAGGAAGACGCCGACAGCGAGACGTTCCGCGAGAAAGTCTGGAACTGGTTCAACGGCGTCGTGTTCTCGCGCTGTCACGACGGCACGGCTATCGTCATCGTGCATACGCGCTGGCATCAGGACGATTTGATCGGCCGGCTGTGCGACCCGGAGCATCCGGAACGTGACGGCCGTTTCAAGGGGCTCGAGAAGCGCTGGAAGTATTTCAACCTGCCGGCCATCGTGCAGGATCCCGCCCTCGCGCGCGCGCTCGATCTGACGCTCGAGACGCCGACGGATCCCGACGTGATTGCGCAATTCGGCTCGAAGCCGATGTCGGCGCTGTGGCCGGGGCGTAAGTCGTTGCCGCTGCTTGCAGAAGCAAAGCAAAGCGATCCGTACACCTTCAATTCGCTCTACATGGGCGCGCCGGCACCGGACGACGGCGACTATTTCAGCGCCGAGATGCTGGTCGAGTATCAGCCGAAGGACTTGCCGCGGAATTTGCGCGTCTACGGAGCTTCCGACCACGCCGTATCGAAGAAGCAGCGCCGCGACTTCAACGTGCTCGGCTGCGTCGGCGTCGACGAGGACGAAGACGTGTGGGTTTTGCCGGGGCTTTTCTGGCAGCGCGCGAAAACCGACCAGATCGTCGAGGAATTGCTGATGCAGTTCCGGAACGAGCGCCCGCAGCTTTGGTGGCTGGAAGACGAGCTCATTTCGAAGTCGTTCGGCCCGTTTCTGCTGAAGCGGATGCAGGAAGAGAAAATCTACACGACCACGCTCGACCCGGTGCGGCCGGTGAAGGACAAGGAAACCCGCGCGCGCTCGATTCAAGGCCGCATGTCGATGAAAAAGGTGCATTTCCCGGCGTTTGCGCCGTGGTGGCCGAAGGCGCGCAGTCAGTTGCTCACTTTCCCGCACGGCACGAACGACGACTTCGTCGACTGGCTGTCCCACATCGGCGGCGGGCTCAATAAGCTCTTGAAAGCGCCTACCGAGAAGGCCGAGGAGAAAAATCGGCCGAAATCTGGTAGTCTGGAATGGATGCTGCGGCAGTCGAAACTGCGCGGCCAAACGGAAAAACGGCAGAAGGCACACGCAGGATGGTGATGGGAAACACGGACGGACTTGAACAGCCTGTGGCCGGCGAAGCTATGCCCGCAGCGTCGGAAACTGTGAACAAGCCGGAGAGTTCGGAAGCGACAAAGTCGTTCATCAAGTTCTGGATCGAGCGCATTCAGGCCGCCGAGAAGCATTTCAAGTCGGACTTCGAGCGTATGCGCAAGTGCATGGACCTTGCGAAAGACGGCGCCGACGAAGACTGGCTGAAAGACGACAAGAATTACGTCGTGCCGGTTACGAACCGCCACATTAATCTCGCTGTCGGCCAGCTTTACGCGAAAAATCCGAAGCCGTACGCGAAACGCAAACGCCGCCGCATGTCGAAGCTGTGGGACGGCAAGCTGAAGTCGCTGCAAGAGGCGGCCGAACTTGCCGCCGCGGGAGAGCCGACCGCGATCGCGATGGTGCAGGAGGTAAGCGGCGTCCAAGAATACAACGCGATGATGGACGGTCTCGCCGACACCATCGAAATTCTCTACGAGTATTTCTGCAATGAGCAGTCGTCGAACTACAAACAGCGCTTCAAGGCACTGGTCCGCCGCGCGAAGGTGACGGGCGTCGGTTGGGTCGACTTACAGTATCAGCGCATCTTGGCGCCCGAAGCGCATTCGGCGCAGGCCCGCATCGAAGACGTGACCGCGCAGGTCGCGCTGGTCGAAGCGCGTCTTCGTGAAGCTGCGCGCGGGGACATTCAGGAAGACGAAGCGAAGATGGAGGAACTGAAGCAGTCGATGGAAGTGTTGAAGAAGCAGGCGACGCTTCTGCTGCGCGAAGGCCCGGTGTGGGACTTCCCGTCGTCGACTTCGATCATTCCCGATACCGCCACCAAGCATTTGAAGACGCTCGCCGGCACGCAGTGGATCGCGCGCAAGTACATGAAGTGCCCGGAAGAGATCGAGCAAATCTGGAAGAAAAATATCAAAGACCAGTACACCGCGTATAAGCGCGACGAGACGAAGAAGCCGTCGTGGTGGTCGGACGAAAAGCGCAAAGAGTCGAAAAGCGACGATGCGTGCGTCTACCGCGTGCAGCATCGCGTTTCCGGCCTCGAATTCGTCATCTGCGAAGGCTATGACGACTATCTGAAGGCGCCGGGAGAGCCCGACACAAAGATCGAGCGCTTTTTCACGTTGTTCCCTCTCGTGTTCAACGAGGTCGAGCACGACGAGAAAATCTTCCCGCCGTCGGACGTTTGGCTGGCCAAGCATCCGCAGGCGGAAATCAACCGTGCGCGCAACGCGCTTCGCGAACACCGTATCGCGAACCGCCCCGGCTACGTTTCGCCGACCGGCGCGCTTAGCGAAGAGGACACGAAGGCTATCGCGTCGCGCGCGGCTTTCGACGTCATCAAAACGAACTCCGTGCAGCAAGGCGAAAAACTCGAAGACAAGTTGCGCGCCATCCCGGCCATCCCGATCGACCCGGCGCTTTACGACATCGAGCCGATGATGGCCGACGTGCAGCGGACGGTCGGTAGCCAGGACGCGAATTTCGGCCGCACTGCCGGCGCGACCGCAACGGAAAGCTCGATCGCCGAAAACAGCCGGGTGTCGTCGCTCGACGACAACGTGGACGACATCGACGAGCTCTTGAGCGAAATCGCTAAGTCGACCGGCCAGTTGATGCTGCTCGAAATGGCGAAAGAGAGTGTTGTCGAGATCGTCGGCCCCGGCGCCGTGTGGCCGGACATGCAGCAGACGCGCGAGGAAATCGCGAAAGACCTCGTGCTCGAGATCAAGGCGGGTTCGACCGGCCGCCCAAATACGGCCGCCGAACTGGCCAAGCTCGAACGCGCCATGCCGTTTATTTTACAGCTTCCCGGTGTAAATCCCGTCCCGATCACGCAGAAGTACCTCGACCTTCTCGACGTCGATGTCGAAGATGCGGTCGTGGACGGACTGCCGTCGATTACGGCGCTGAACGCCATGATGTCAACCGCCGCGCGACAGCCTGCGACAGGCACGCCGGGCAACAATCCCGCGGATCAAGGCCCACAAGGCGCGCAAAACGCCCCGGCCCCGCAACAGAACGAGAGCCAAGGGCAGCCGGCCTTCCCTGCGCCGGCCGCTGCCGCCTGATCTACAGCGTCTCGCTGTTGATTTCTTTGTAGGAAACTGAGATATTCGTTCAACACATACCGCGGCCAAGGTGGCCGCCGAGGAGAAGACTGAATGCCGGATTCGTCACCGGAAGTTACCGACGCCACGTCGGTAGTCGACACGAACGCCGCAGCAGCCACGGCAACAGAAGGGCAGCAACAGAATTCGGACGGTAACACCTCGTCGTCGTCCAACGAGGGGCAGAAGGCGGGAACGATGCTTGACGCGGTGGAAGCCGCGCTCAAGCCGAAAGATGCGTCGCCGGCATCGAAACCGGGTGAAGCCGAAGCAAAGGCCGAATCCGACGACTCGAACAAGGCTGAAGGCGAGACGGAAGAGAACGACGAGTTCTCCGAAGACGAACTGAAGGCCCTAGGCGAAAAGGTTCAGAAACGAATTCGAGGGTTCACGTCGAAGCTGAAAGCCAAGGACGAGACGATCGCTAGTCTCGAGCCGAAAGCCAAGGAATTCGACAAGATCACCACCTTCATCCGCAACACCGGCATGAACAACAACGAAGTCGGCGAACTGCTGACTGTCGGTGCGATGATGAAGGGCGGCGACGTCAAGGGGGCGATCGAGCGTATCAAGCCGATCTACGAAGCCCTTCTCAAAGCCAACGGTGAAGAACTCTCGCCGGAACTTCAAGAAAAGGTCCGGCTCGGCCACATCACGGAAGACGACGCGCGAGCGTTGTCGCGTGCAGCGGCCGACGCGCATCACTCGAAGCAGCGGCTCGAAAAGTCCGAACAGGACAAGAAGACCGAAGGCGAAAAGAAGCAGCGCGAAGAATTCGTACAGGAAACCCTCTCCGCCATCGAGACGTGGGAAACGGCACAAGCGAAAGCGGATCCCGACTGGCACCAGAAGCGTCAAGAGGTCTCTGAGCTCGTCGACCTGGCGATCACGAAGAAGCAGCGCGAACTAAACGAACCGTGGTTCCCGAACGCGAAAGAAGCGGTCGAGATGTCCAAGGCAGCGTTGAAGACAGTCGAGCAGCGGTACTCGCGGTTCAAAGGCAAGCCGACCGAGCAGAAGCAGATTCAGGGCGACGCTTCGACCCGATCGAAACCCGTACCCAAGAACATGTTGGACGTAGTCAACATGGGGGCGGCTTAAATCGGGGAAACGGCACAAGGGAGAAACAAATGCCGTTTACCGTCGAGCAAATCGAAAATATCTCGAACGCCGCGATCGAGTTTCACTTTCAGCGCGGCACCGTGACTTCGCAGACCCTGCAGGACAAGCCTCTGCTGGATGCGATGATGAAGAAGTCGAAAAACTTCCCCGGCGGCAAGGACAACATCACCGTCCGCGTCAAGGGCGAGTACGAAACCACGATTCAGGGTTTCGAAAACGACGACACGGTCACCTACGGCAACCCGGCCAACATCAAGAAGGCCGCGTATCCGTGGAAGCTCATTCACGCCGGCATCAAGTTCACGAAGCATGAACTTCTGCAGGACGGCATTCGCGTGACCGATTCCAGCGATGGTTCGAGCACGGCTGTCGCCTCGGACGCCGAGAAGATCGCGCTCGCGAACATTCTCGACGACAAGCTCGAGGACATGCAGGAAGGCACCGACCGCGGCATGAACGACATGTTCTGGCGCGACGGCACGCAGGACCCGAAGGTGGTTCCGGGTGTGATGTCTTTCGTCGTGGACGATCCGACGGCCGCGCAGGTTGTCGGCGGCATCGACCAGAATGCGAACACCTGGTGGCGCAATCGCGCGCGTCTCGGCATGACCGCGACGACCGCAGCCGACCAGAACGTCGTGCAGTTGATGCAGAAGGACTGGCGTCAGCTTCGTCGCTACGGCGGCAAGCCGAACCTCGTGCTCGCAGGCTCCGACTTCCTCGACTGGTTCGAGAAGGAACTGCGCGCGAAGGGCAACTACACCCTCGAAGGTTGGGCCAAGGACGGCAAGATCGACGCGTCGGTCGCTGACGTCATGTTCAAGGGCGTTGAGCTTCAGTACGACCCGACGCTCGATGACCTCGGCCGCGCCAAGTACTGCTATGCGCTCGATACCCGTCACATCTTCCCGATGGTGATCGAGGGCGAGAACATGCAGAAGCACAACCCGGCCCGTCCGGAAGACAAGTACGTCTTCTACAAGGCGGTCACGTGGGTTGGCGGCCTCGTCTGCAATCGCCGCAACGTCCACCAAGTCTTCTCGATCGCGTAAGCGGGAAAGGGAAAGAAGCAAATGTTTGACATCGTCAATCACACCCTGTCCGTCGCGGTCGCGCAGAACGGCACGTTCACCGTCGGCTATCCGACCGGCAAAGGCGCCGGTTCGTACTCCGGTGGCCACAAGCACAAGATGGCTGCGCTGCAGACCGTCTTCGAAGCGCCCACGGGCCTCACGGTCGCGTTCGGTGCTTCGGAAATCACGGTGACGTATAAGGGCGCGACCACGCTCCCCGCCGGCACCGACATCGTGCTCGAACTCGACATCTACGGCACCAAGGACGGCAATGCGTCGCTCGGCACTTCCAAGCGCACGTCGTTCCTTAGCGCCATTGTTGTCGATCTCGGCGCACCGCTCACGCTTGACGCCGACGGCATTGCCGAATCGCAGAACCTGGCTTCGGCCGGCGATCTCGAACTCGACGGCGCACTTGCTGTCGACGGTGTCGTGACGCTTGACGTTCCGCGTAACGTCATCGCCGACTCCGGCGGCGCCGACACGGCGGTCCTCACCGTCTACGGCACCGACGAGTACGGCGTGTCGATGCGCGAGAGCATTACCTTGAACGGCACGACCGCTGTTCCGGGTAAGAAGGCGTTCAAGACGATCACGCGTATCGCCGCCAGCGCGGCCATCGCGAACGGCGCCTTCGTCGGCACCGGCGACGTGCTTGGCCTCCCGGTGTTCTTGCCGGGCGCGGGCTACGTCATCAAGGAACTGCAGGACGGCGCTGCCGCGACCGCAGGCACCCTTGTGGCTGGCGTGCAACGACCGGCGACGTCCGCGGCACGTACGACCCGAACGCTGCGGCCGACGGTTCGAAGAACTTCCGTCTCATTATCGAGATCGAAGACCCGAACTACAAGGGCCTGACGCAGTACAACGGCTAACGAAACGGAAGAGCGGCGCTTCGGCGCCGCTCTTTTCTACCCTTTCATTTTCGCGAGGAGCAGAAATGTACGATCTCTATTCCGCTAAAATTCGTCTCGGCGGCAAGCTTGAGAACGAGGTTTGGAAACACGAAATCACCGCGCCGGAAATCCACGTGCTGCGGTCGCTTCACGGCGCGGACGCCGTGCTCGAAATCAATTCCGTCGGCAAGAAAGTGAAGCGCACCGAAGACCAGGAGCGCGCGCGTCTTGCGCAGGTGTATCGTAACGGTCCTGAAAAGGCCGGCGAGAAGCTGATTTCTTCGATCTTCGGTGTTGCCGGCGCACTGCCAACGACTGTGCCGAATGTAGGCTTCAAGGAAGTCGAAGAGTTCGACGAAGACAAAGACGAAATCGTCGAAGAGAAGATCGAGCGCACGCCGATCACGGCTCCCGTCGCGAAGCCCGACAATTCTGCCGACGCACTGCTGACGTAAACCAGTGGCCCGCGGGACGCAGCTAATTCAGCTCGTCACGATGCTCCGTGACGAGGTAGGCCACGCGAACAGTGTCGCCGTGGGCGTTGAAGCCACACCCGGCCTGAAGCAGACGCTTCGCCGAGTGCAAACGACGCTTTATGACGATCACGACTGGCCGTTTCTGCGTCAGTATTTCACGCGCATCACGTTGCAAGCCGGACAACGTTATTACGACGTGCCAAATGCGCTTAATCTCGAGCGTATCGAGGAAGTGGCGATTTGGTTCAACAATCTGCCGATGCCGATTGAAAAGAGTATCGGATGGGAAGAGTACACCAAATACGATTCCGAGACTGACAGTCGCGCCGAACCCGCACTGCGATGGGACGTGCGTTGGACCGGATCGAAAGAGCAGATCGAAATCTGGCCGATCCCGGCGACGAACGACCAGCAACTTCAAATTCGCGGCATCCGCAAATTGCGACCGTTGATCGCGAACAGCGACGTTTGCGATCTCGACGACCACATGATCGTACTGTTTGCCGCCGCCGAAATACTCGCGCGCGATAAGTCGCCTGACGCGCAGGCGAAGCTCGCACTCGCACAGCGGCGCTACGACAAGTTGAAAGGATTGAACGCGCGGGGCGCGCCCGTGCAGAACACGGCGAACGAAACGCCGCGGCAGCATCAACGAACCGTCGTTCGGGTAAGCTGACATGGCTTATCTCGCCATCACCGACTTCAAGTTCGGGATGGACCGGCGCCGGAAGCGGATTTCCGGCGTTCCCGGCACGCTTTGGCTTGGCAAGAACTGTCATCTCACGCGCGGCGGCGACGTGCAAAGCATGAAGAAATGGGTTGAAGCCTTCGATCTCGAAGGATTAGGCACATTTGGTCTTGCGGCCCTGAACGGTCAGCTTTTCACGTTCGGCTCCGACGCGTCGCCTGTGGGCTTGCCGATCGGAATTCAATATCAACGCTTACAGGCAGCCAGCGCATCGAGTATGGTCGAATTGCTCGATGCAAAGACGTTCGATGGCAAGATTTACGCCGTCGCACGGTATGCGAACGGGCATATTCATCACTTTTATGACGGCTCGCGCGTCACCGATTGGGACACGATCGCTGACGCAACGGCGAGTATGTCGACGCTCGTCGATTATCTGGCTGATCTGTTGAATTCGTCGTCCGCTGTATCAGCGGTCGCGTCCGGCAGCGCAATCACCATTACCGCGAACACGCCGGGCACGGCTTTCTCCGTCTCGAAGAACACCGTCGACGGAGCCGCGAACAACGACCAGGACATTACGCTCGCGACTGTTCAAGCGAACGTCGCGGCTGTTGCAGAGACGCGCGCGGCCGGGAGTGTGGTGGTCGCTTCAGGTAGCGCGGGGGCGGGCGTAAACCGCATCAATCAAGTCGTCGTGAACGGCGTGACGCAGCTCATTGCGTCCCCTGTCGACTGGACCGCGTCAAATGCAGCCACTGCAAACGCGCTCGCAGCGCGCATCAACTCGTCGACGATCACGCACGGCTACTCTGCGGTAGCGGTTGGCAGCACCGTTACCATTACGGCCGCGCCAGGCACCGGGGCGACGCCGAACGGATTTGCCGTATTTGCCGACACCGGCGGCAACGTGGCCGCATCCACTTCGTCCTTTGCCGGCGGCGTTAGCGCTGTTGCGGCACGTGCGCAGATCGTCACGGCCACGTTTTCCGGCACTTTTCAGGCCGCCGACCTTTTCACCATCACGCTGAACGGCACTGCCTATTCCGCTACTGGACGCGCTTCCGGAACGGGGCAGTCCATTCTTGTTAGCAAAAAACGGGTGTGGAGCCCCGCAGGGTCCATCTGGCGCGGCTGCAAATTAAACGATGCCACGGACTGGACCGACAGCGACGCGAATATCGGCGCGGTGCTCCTAAATGTGTCGAGCGAATCTGAAGGAACGTCTCGCATCGTCGGCGCGGCGCCGTACAACGACATGGTCGCGGTCTTTACACGCAGCAGTATTCAACTCTATCGCTTGAACGAAGACGCAGAGCAAATTGCACTCGCACAGCCGCTGGACAATACCGGCGCGCTGGCTCACCGCGCGCTTCTACCTTACGGCAATTCCGACGTGTTCTATGTCGACCAATCAGGCATACGTTCGTTGCGGGCGCGCACCACGGACGCCGCGCCATATTCAGACGATGTAGGCATGATGATCGACGAATTCCTTCAGGAATACTTCGATACGATTTCTCGCGGCACCGTGCGGCGTGCGATCGCGGCAGTGGAGCCTCGTGACGGACGCGTCAACATTTTCATAGGCAACCGCGCATTTGTCTTGAGCAAATTTCCGCTGTCCAAGATTACCGCGTGGACTTATTACGAATTAGAATTCGACGTCACCGACGCCGTTCGCGCAGAGCGACGGCTGTATGTGCGTGGCGATGACGAAATAGTGCGCGTTTACGGCGGTTTGGACGGCACGACCTACCCTGGCGAAGACGAAATCGAGGTCGACGTCAAGATTCCATTCTTGACGGCGCAGGCCCCCGCTACCGTGAAGAAACTGAATGGCTTCGACATCGGGTTGACAGGCGAATGGAGCGTGAAGGTTCTTCCCGACCCGAACGACGAAACCAAATTCGTCGACGCAGGCAAGTTCTACAAGACGACGTATGCGCAACCGCACGTTCCTATAAACGGGGTGACGACACATGCCGCGCTTAATCTGACGTCCACGAAAGGCGGCGAAGCCACGTTGTCGGGCATCGTGTTGCATTACGACGTCGTCGAGTCGAAGTGATAAAGCCGGCGGAATGGGCGGACATCGAAATCGTGGCGCGCAATATGCGCGAGCGCGATCGCGCGGAAATTTGCGCGCTTACCGACACGGACGACCCCGTTGTGGCGGTGTCGCATTTAAAGGTGTTGCCGCAGTTTTCGGCGGTAGTCGCGAAAGACGAACCCATCGCAGTCATCGGCGCGCTCTACCCGTGGCCGGGCTGTGCCAGCGCATTTATGTTCGCCACCGACCGCTGGCCGGAAGTCGCCAAACAGACCACTCGATGGGCGAAAAAGGTGCTGGTCCCGGCCCTGCTCGCGCAAAACTGCCATCGGATGCAGTGCTATTCGCTGGTCGACCACGTTGAGGCGCACCGCTGGCTGCGATATTTCGGGGCCAAAGAGCGCTTTGAGCCTGCCTACGGCAAAAACCACGAGGATTTTCTGTATTTTGTGCTCGATCGGCAGGGCATGGAGAAGGTGACTTCCACAAAAAACTGATGTAAATTACGTCCTAGCCACCGCTGTCACATTTCGGGCTTCGCGGACCTGAAATCTCAATCTTCTGAGCTCTCCCGAAATGTGTTTCGGCGGTGGAAAAGATAATTCCGCGGCGATCGCGGCGCAGCAAGACGCGCAGATGAAGGCCGACGAAGCGGCCCGCCAAGACAAAATCAAGGCCGGCCAATCGAAGATCGACGAGGCGTTTGGTCAGTTCAACGACCCTTATTTCACCGGCTACCAGCAGACGTACACCGACTATTACAGACCGCAGATCGCCGACCAATATAAAGAGGCGCGCGGCAAGCTGATTGCTGCGCTCGCCGGCCGCGGCGTTTTGAATTCGTCGATCGGCGGCAACGCCCTCGCCCGCGTTGAAAAGCAGCGCGCCGACGCCGAGGGCGCGGTGGCCAATCAGGCGGTAGACGCCACGAACAATCTCAAAGGCCAGGTCGAGCAGACGAAGACGAATCTCTACAACCTGAACCGTTCGGCGGCGGATCCGGAAGGAATCGCCGCTCGTGCTACGGGTGAAGCGACCGCTATTGCCGCGCCGCAGGCTTTGTCGCCTCTCGGCCAGGTTTTTGCGAGTTCCATCGCACCGTTCGTCACCTTCAACAACGCCGACCGCACGTCGATGGCGCCCCAACTCCCGTGGAATAAGTATTCCACCGCGCCCCTGTCGGGCACGGGCAGTTCGTTGCGAGGTTAATATGTGCCTTGACCCCGCAAGCGCTACCTTGATGGCCGTCTCCGCCGCCGCGTCCGGCGCGGGCGGCGCGATACAACAGCACAACAACAATAAATACTCCGGACGCGTAGCGACAGCACGTAACGACGCGTTGCGACTGAGCCGCGAAAAGCAAAAAAAGTTCGCCGAAGAAAATCAGGCGACGCTGACGGATACGTTCTCGAAATTTGCGCAGCCGCAGCAGACGCAGCGTCTTGTCGACGCACAACAGACCCGTACCGACGCCGTTACCGCGAACACGACGCAACCGGCAGACGACGTACCGCTGGCCGGATCGACACCGGAAGTCATCAAAGGTGAAATCGCCAAGCGACTGCTCGACGCGTTCACTTCGGCCACGGATAAGAACAAGCGACTGGCAAAGTTGAGCGGCTACAACGACACGATGTTCGGCAACAATCTGAACGTCAACTCGGCGAACCGGAACATCGAGACGCAAAATAACTTCTCGCGCGGCACGGCTGCGTTGCTGCCTTACGAGCAGGATTTCGCCGAAGCGCAAGTGAAGCGACCGGATAATCTCGCGCCGATGTTGCTTCAGTTTGCCGGACAGGTCGGCGCAGGCGCGGCCGGACGCGGAATGGCCTCAAACTGGCTGACGCCGACTCCGGTAGTGCCGCCGGATTACCCGATGTTTGGCGGGCTCGCTTAATGGTCAAGATCATCAACGCATACGCCGACCAGAATACGCTGACGAAGGCGTTCAGCGATATGGCGAATTCGGTGTTCGGCGGCAACGTCGCGCAGCAAGAACTCGTGCGCCAGAAGGCGCACGAAGCCATTCGCGTGAACCAGAACGTGCCCGCGCTGGCCGACGCGCTCGCTGCGGCGGATCGTACCGGCGCGCTTCGTGCTGCCGTCATGGCAGGCGTGACGCCCGCGCATCTCGGCGGCTACGACCAGTATTACACGACGCACCGTTTCGGTCCGCGCAGCAACGAAGCGCTTACCGCCACGATGGCCGTGCCGGGCGCGAACTACGGCAACACCGTTCAGGGCGTCGAAGCGGCCGAAGCCAATCGTCGCAACACCGAAATTCTGAAGACCGAGCGCGTCATCGCCGGCGAAAATCAGCGCGCGGAAAACGCGCCGATCAACGTGCTTATCGACGGCAAGCCGGTCGTTGTTTCGAAGGCCGAAGCAATTCGCCGCGGCCTTACGCCGTCTCAGCCACTGGCCGAAGTCAAAGGCAATGTGGCGTCTACTGTCGCGCCGAACTTCACGCCGCAGCAGACGGAAGCATTTGTCGACGCGCAGCCGAAGGGTCCGAGCACGGTGTATAACTACGTCGCGCCTGACGGAAAGCGCGGCACGACCGATGGCTTGATTGACCTTCAAACGCGGCAGCCGCTGCTGCCGGGCTCGCAAGTGTTCAAGGTCGAAGGGCCAGACGCACAGACGGCAGGCAACTTTACGCCCGATAAGATGGACTTGCGAAAAGTTCGCGAGCGCGTCCTGCAAAACGAAGAGGTTGTCCGGCTTACTGATCGTATTTTGGAGATCGTGGAAGCGGACCCGACGACCGTCGGGCCTGTTGGAAACGCGCGCCGCATTGGCCAGAACGTGATCGACACGTTGGATAACGTGAGTTTAATTTTCGGCGACACGCAAAAATTCAACGTCGCAATTTCGCAAGCGCAAGCAGACCTTGTGAACCGCGGCATAAATCAGGCTTTGATCCCGGGGCTGTTCGACCCGCGCGCATCCGATCTCGTGAAGATGAACTCGTTGTTGGTCTATAAAGGCGCAGCGGCCCTCGCGGGTCAGTCGGGACGCGATTTGTCTGACAAAGACGTCCGTGAATTCTTGAAGATCACAGGCGATCCTTCGAGCTGGCTGGAAGGGCCGAATGCGTACAAGAGCGGCGTCAACTTCATGCGAAATATCGCGCGCGGCAATCTTGATCGCGACAATCGGATTCTTAAAGAGAACAGCATTCAATCTGCGCCGCAAATTCCGACCAATCCGGCGGCGCCCGCCCCGAGCACCACGAGCGCGACGAAATTCGTTCGCGACCCTGCCACCGGCCAGATCGTTCGAGGGCAGTAATGCCGAAGACCATTGAATTTGAAGGTCAGCGCTACGAGTTTCCTGACGATGCGACTGACGCGGAAATTTCGGCTGCGCTGAGTTCGGCGTCGTCTCAGCCTCAAGCTGCGCCGACGAACGCCGACCTGCCTGTGTTTCAAGACAAGAACGCGCAGTGGGAGCC